AACAAATCAGCAAAGCTAAGCAGCAGCACAAGAACTCACGGGTTTCCAAAGCCTTGGGTTTGTCTGCTCAGCTTTTACTTGGTGCACCAAAGAGAAAGCGTGCCGATCGGTCAGTCGGCCGACGCGGCGTTAGTGATACAATACGCTCGGCTCCTGTATCGATGCAGGCGATGAGTCGGAACTTTATGAGCCAGAAATTCGGCTCAGCTGCACATCACGATGATTACCCGGAGGGTGGACTTCGGATCGTCGGTGAAATACCCAACAATGCAGACGACTCACTTGGGTTGATTGCGAGCGGTACTGGAGCTACGCAGGGCTCGTTTAGCTCAGCAAGCAATTCAGCTTCGGACCTCGGACTTTTCATGGCAATTAGTCCTACCTGTTTCATCAATTCGGTACGGAGTGGCAATACCTCCGGAGGGATTTTCGGCACAAACGCAAACTGCGTCTCCTCGATGGCTCAGTACTTTCGAGCCTTTCGCTTCCGTCGTTTATGGATGCGTTACGAGGGAGAGGCACCGACATCGACGATCGGTTCGCTTCAGGTGAGTTATGACCGCGACACTAACTCAGGCCTGAACGTTGCGCTCGGCTCAGCCACTCCTGCACAGATCAAAGCAGCGAGTGGCGTTGTCACGCGGTTCCCATGGTGGACGCCGCGGTGTGACATCAAATTGATCGACGACATGAAAAGCTCTGGCGGGGACCGTCTCTGGGAATGTACTCAGAACGCCACGGCTGTCGCTACCAGCGTTGCAAACGCTGATTTAGAGCTGCTATTCCAGGGAGCAGTTCTCGCCATTACTGACACTGTGCAGACTGCCAGTGTACAGAATCTTGGACGATTTCGGTGGGTGTTCGTCCTTGATCTCTACGGATTCAATGCTTATCCGGCAGATGGCTCGATCAATTTTGAAGCAAAGCGTGCCAAAGCTGAGCCCAAAGCTCGATCGCTTTCTCAGTCTCTTGATAGGGGAGACGTTAAACGACCCTTCGATCAACCTGATGTTGATCTGTCTGACACGGTTATTCTTGAACCGGTGTCAAACCGCCTTCGCATCGCTACGACAGTTGAGCCTGAGCTCCTGCAGCGATCCGCTCCCTCGAGCGTACAAGGCGCGCGCGTTTCTTCAAAGAAATAGCAAGTGGTTTCAGACTTGCCTGGTTCCTTCGGGAGCACCGGGTGTTTGATTACTTAAGCTAAGCGCGAGAATCCACTTCTGTCTAAGTGGCTAGATTGATGGTCTCACCCCTCTGAGGGATAAAACGAGCAAATATCTACGTAACACACGTTCTAGATGATGAATCTTGACACTTTGAGGGTTTCACACATGAAGACACAAAGAAACTTCCTACGAAAATGGTGAGCGATTGCGATGATCCATGAGTAGTACCGAAAGGGTATGGTAAGTAATGTTGTACTCGATGTATGTGTGGGGTCCTTGAGGGGTAATTGAAGAATTCTTCTCTCGGATCGACGTCCCATTTCTTAAACGTCTGTCGTCCACAGCTGATCCTAGGTTAACTCCGAAATTCAGTCTGCACCGTGAGGTGAGTGGAGTAAGTCGCTTCTATGCGCCGCACTTGGCACTTGAGCACTTTGGAAATGGTGGTTCGTTGGTTCTTGATTATTGTTGTGAATCAAGTCGAGGTTCTAAACTCTTCTCTACGAACGTCTTGCAGAATTGACTGCTGGAAAGGCTGGAGAGCCTTGAGTCGCTATGGTAGCGACCTCTCTATGTTATGTCAACACGAGATTCCCCCTCGTGCACCGGCTGGTCAGACCGGGACACTACCTATAAGTTGGAGATTTGTTGGTTTTACTATATTGTGCATGTCTTACCCTTGAATGGGCGCATCGGATATAGTGGGACTGT